GGGGTCTCTGTTTGATTGGGTGAAGAACCAGCCTGAGAATGCTGTTATAAATGGTTTCATCAATCACTACTGGAACGGCGTGACAACTGAGGCCTTCGCAAGAGTCATTCTAGGCATCCTGAAAAAGGAATACTTCCTAGCTGGAACTCAGCACCTAGTGCCCAATGATTGGGTCTCCAAATACGATCTAGTCAAAATGATTGCCAAACGCTTGGGCAGGGATGACATTGAGGTAATACCGACAATAACCAAGATGGTAGATAGAAGGCTGGCTACCAAATACAGCTATGTGAATCACATGCTGTGGAGGAACTCTCGCTACTTCGGACCGCCAATGATCGAGATGATGGTCAGAACAATGTCGGTAGAATAGAGGTTGGAGGAATCATGGCTATCACGCAGGGCTATTGCACACTTTTACAACTTAAGGCGGCACTTGGCATAGCCGATGGTATTGATGACCCGCTATTGGAGATGGCAGTCGAATCCGCTTCTCGACAGATTGATTCCTATACCGAACGCTACTTTTATAACTCTGGCACAGCTACTAAGGTCTTTGCCCCACTAGACAACTATGTCTGTGAGACAGAGGACTTCATTACCCTGACCAGAGTCAAGACCTCAGAAGACGGCGAGACTTATGACACAACTTGGGAAGCTAAAGACTGGCAGGCTGAGCCTCTAAATGGTCGAGCAGGTGGAGTGACAACTTCTTACTACCAAATCAGGGCAATTGAGGACTACCTGTTCCCATACCGCAACGGAGAGGCCACAGTTGAGATAGTCGGCACTTGGGGATGGTCAGCAGTTCCTATTGCCATTACTCAGGCCACCATCATTCTTGCATCCAGAATCTTCAAGAGGCTCGACTCTCCTCTTGGAATCATCTCTGGCGAAATGGGATCTATGAGAGTTGGCTTCAGGCTAGATCCTGATGTCCAGCACCTAGTTGACCCTTATCGCAAGATCAGGATGGCATAGTGGCCTCAATCAGCGAACTCAGAGATGGGATTGCAGCCAACCTAGCCACCATCCCGGGTCTTCGAACTGCCGCTACTGTTCCAGATAATCCAAATCCTCCGATTGCGATTGTCCAGCTTAGAAGAGTCGAGTATCACCAAGACTTCCAGCGTGGAATGACTGAATACAACTTCTCTGTCCAGATAGTTGTTGGCAGGGTCGATGAAAGAACAGCACAAAGGAACCTTGATGCTTACTGTTCAAGCACAGGTGAGTCCTCAGTAATGCTTGCGATAGAATCGAACCGGTCGCTATCTGGTAAGGCCTTTGACACGATAGTGACCGAAATGACGAGCTATGGATCAATAGTGCTTTCAGATATCAATTATCTGGCTGTTGAATTCAATGTTCGTGTTTTAGCTAGCTAACACATAGGAGAAATAAATGGCAAAACAAATTCTTACCGATGTTGTGGTCCAGCTCAATGGAACTGCAATCTCGCAGAATGTAAACTCAGTCGAGCTTTCCACGACTGCAGATGCGATTGAGACGACCAGCTTTGGATCGTCCGGTTGGCGTGAATACAAAGGCGGCCTAAAATCTGGGTCGGTCACTCTTGCTCTTCACAACGACTACGCAAGCACAGCACTAGACAGCATCCTCTACAACCTGTTCAATACAGTTGCAACGATTGCTATCTTCCCTGCTGGAACACCTGCTGGAACAAATACTCCAAAGTATGAGTTCACAGCATTGATTGACAATCTGTCCCCAGTCTCGGGAGCAGTCGGCGATTTGGCTGTCCAAAATCTGACGCTAACCATCACCGGCCCAGTTACTAGAGGCACAGCCTAAATAACTAAATAAGAAAGGAAACCATTATGCGAATGCAACTTGAGCTTGAGTTCAACGATGGCGTAAAAAAAGATGTCAGAGTAATCATGGCTGACATGGTCAAGTTTGAATCTCATTTCAATCTAAGCATTGCCAAGCTGGGGCAGGAGATGAAAGTTACTCACCTGCTCTGGCTTGCATGGGCAGCTCTCACTAGAGAGAAGCAGACAACTGCTGAGTTCGAAGTATGGCTCGAAGATGTCTCTACTGTCGGTGCAGTTGACCCAAAAGCATCCAAGGGCTAGGCGATAGCTCAGCTCATTGGTATCTTGTAAACATCGCTTATGAATACAAGATCAGCCCATTAGAGCTTCTAAAGCTCGATGAGAGAATGCTTTGGACAATGGGCCGCTATCTAGTATGGCGAGCACAAGAAATGTCGAAGAAATAGAAGCCGGCCCTTCGGGGTCGGTTTTCTATTAGGTAGAATTGACCAGAGGTTCTGATGGCGATAATAAATACAAATACCATTAAAGGTAGGGGACTGACTGTAGGCAAAGACCTCTCAGTTCAAGGTATTCGCCAATTGCAAAAGCAGCTTAGGGCTGTCGAACCCGGTTTGAGAACGCAATTCATGCGTGAGATAAAGAAGATTGCTGTAGTCCCAAATCAGGCAATCAAGAGTGCTATCCCTGCTAGCCCGCCATTGTCTGGTATGGAGGGCTACACTAATGTCTCTTGGGGTGTAGGAAAGCCAGCCAACTCGACTTCCATCATCTTCAGAACTAGGTCTAGTGGATCATCGCAGAACACTACCTTGCTTAGGATCAAGGTTAATTCAGTAGCCACCTCTATTGCCGACATGGCAGGTCGAAGCGGAAGATCTATCGGGCAGGGTAAAAGAGGAAGTGGAATGACTGCCTATGTGAAGCGTAATCGCTCTGGAGAGCTAATCGCTGTGGCTAGAAGAACTCCTTATGAGGCAGGTCAGAAGTTTATTCATAACCTGAATGTGGCTGCTAAGAATAGAGCATCTCGATTTGTCTGGAAGGCTGTCGAGAATGACTTGCCAGCACTACAGGCCAGAGTGGTTATGGTTGTGCAGAAATACGAAAAGATCGCTAGCTACAGATTGGTAAAGGGCTAATGGCTATAAATGTTGTCATCAAGGCACTCTTTGACGATGTAGGTATCAAAGAGGCAGAAAAAGCTTTTGGCACTTTTGGGCAAGGTGTAGATAGAGCTTTTCGAGCTGTCACTATCGGAGCTGGTATAGCTGGAGCTGCCATTGGCAAATTCGGTGTCGATTCCATCAAGGCCGCTTCTGATCTAGCCGAATCTACCAACGCTGTCAATGTGGCCTTTGGGGATGCTGCACAGTCTGTCCTAAAGCTAGGTGAGACTTCTGCAGAATCAATGGGTGTATCCCAGACTGCCTTCAATCAGGCCGCTGTCCGATTTTCAGCTTTTGCAGAAAGAGTAGTTGGTAGCGGTGGAGATGTCGCTGGATTCATAAGTGACATTTCAACCAGAGCTGCTGACTTTGCATCGGTATTCAACATCGATGTCTCTGAGGCCCTGCAGGTGTTTCAGTCTGGTCTATCGGGTGAGGCAGAGCCACTAAAGAGATTTGGTATCAATCTTCTCGATACAGAGGTCAAGGCCTTTGCTCTGAGAACAGAGATGATCAAGCAGGGTCAGACCCTGACTGAGGTCCAGAAGGTGCAGGCACGCTATGGCTTGCTATTGGAATCCACGAACAAGGTGCAGGGTGACTTTGCCAATACCTCTGATGGGCTAGCCAACTCACAGAGAATCCTGACTGCTCGCTTTGAGGACATGCAAGCAGAAATTGGAACGGCCCTTCTCCCGGCGGTTACAGAGCTAGTGACTCAGGTTGGAGACAGACTAATGCCTGTCTTCGAGGACTTTGGAAAGTTCCTAGCATCGCCAGAGGGCAAGAAGATAATTCAAGATACTGCTGATGCCATCGCTGATTTTGCGGTGTTCCTGATTGACAACATTGATGAAATTGCAGATTTTGCAATCAAGGCAGCAGCAGCCATAACAGTTCTCTATGGTCTAAAAACAGCACTAGAGTTTGCCACCACAGCACAGCTTCTATTCAATGTGGCTGTCAAGGCGAACCCCTATGTCATTGCAGCAACTGCCCTAGCAGCTCTTGTAGGTGGAATCTTTGTCTTCTCTGATGCAATGGTCAAGAGTGGCATTGTCACAGAAAAGACCGAGAACAGCATTGAGGACTATGCCTTCCAAGCTGAGAAGCTCCGACAGGATTTAGAGTCTGGATTAATCACTCAGAGCCAATACGACAAGGCCATTGCAGGTCTCAAGACTAAATTCGAAAAGCTCAGCCCAAGCATCGAATCGACTGCGGGGGAACTAAACAGACTAAATAACATTAGCCTCGACAAGTTTAGATCTCAGCTAGGCGATACCAGAGTCGATGCTGAGCGACTGGCCTACAACGCTAAGCAGCTAGCTTTTGCCATGAAGGGTATCTTCCTTCCAGACTTTGGCGAGACCACAGGCGGCGGGGGCGGCGGTGGAGGTGGCGGGGGAACTGGCGAGACCGCCTTCAAGAAGGTCCAGAAGTTTATTAAGGATTCACAGGCTGACTTGGCTAAGGCTCAAAAGGCCTACAACGAAGAAGTCAAGAAGATAAACAAGGACTACACAGAGAATGTTCTAAAGACTCAGAAGCAGTTTGCAGATCGACTTGACAACATAGTCACTCAGTCCATCGACAGGCTACGCTCAGCCTACTCAGCAGCAGTTACCACAAATGTAGGCACGCTCTTTGACGCATTCAAGTCAGCAGAACAGCAGCGTAAAGAGGCGTTTGATAAGGCCCGCACAGATCTTGTAGAGGCTCAGGAGAAGCTAAAAGAAGCTGATGCTGATCTTAAAGAGACCCTAGCTGACCCCAAGAGAACCACTCGACAGGTCGAGTCTGCTACTAAGGCATTCGATACCGCTAAGGCTGAGTTTGAGAAGCTGAGTGGCATAGTCTCAGCAGGTCTTGTGGAGAAAGACCCTGTGGAGAACCTTGTGGATTCTCTACAGAAGAAACTGAGGGCCTCACAGTCTCTACTGAGCAATAGTGCTGAGCTAGCTAGCAGCGGATTCTCACAGACCTTTATTGAGCAGATTGTTGCTACTGGAACTGATACAGGTAATGAGCTGGCTGCTGCCATTCTCAATGCAACACCTGATGTCCAGCGTGAATTACAGTCGCTATTCTCAGCGATTGAGACACAGGCTGATTCTGGTATCGACAGTCTAGCCAGACAGATTTATGAGAAGAACAAGCTTGCCACCGCCGAGCTAACCAGACTTTATGAGGACACTCAAGAAGAAGGCCTAAGGGCCCTAGCTGAGCTAAAGACTGACTTTGACAATCAGCTGATTGATGCCAACCTTGCCCTCATCGATGCAATCAAGGAAATAAGAACAGCGTTCAATGAGAACATCGAATCTATGAAGGGTGATCTAGGCGGGCTAGATAAGGCTGTCGCTGACTTCCTGAAGAAACTAGGCAAAGCTGAGGCTGATGCTCAGAAGGATGTTGCCAAGATTGTAGGCCCAACTGCTCCAAGTGGGGGAGGTGCGGCTGGCGGTGGAATGACAGGGATGGATGTCGCAATCTCTACTTTGAGCAATGTGACTGGCTATTTCATCGATTCAGTTTCAGACATAGCCAAACTTATCGGCTATCTAAATGAGCGAATTGTTGCTGCTAATAAATTTGCCAATGAGGCCGCTATTGCAGGTAGAACTACTGAGGCTATGAGTGCCGTTGGAATTAGAAGAGAGCTGGAGTCCCAATTAGGCATGCTGCAATCGCTCAGAACAATGGGGGCTGCCGCAGTCGGAACAACAATTAACATAAATGTCAAGACCGACCCAAGTCAGTCACTTGCAATGGTTGGTAAAACCCTTGGAAATACAATCACTAAGTATGTGACTTCTGGTGGTCAAGTCCTAGTGAGTCCGACAAATTGAGCCAGCCAGCCCAAAAGGTAGAGATTGGTTTTGACCTGACCGAAACTGGAACAGGTCCATTCTTTCGTTTGGATGATCCGATTCAGGGTGTTTTAGACAATACTGAATGGCTACTTGGTGGAACTCTTTTCTACGATGTAACAAATTTGGTTCAGTCGATTGCTATTCAGCGTGGTAAGAACCGTCAGTTAGATCAGTTTGACTCTGGTCTAGCCAACATAGTCTTCAATAACAATGACCGCACATTTGATCCTGAGTATGCCCTGTCCCCCTATGCGGGACAGATAGTTCCAAAGCGACAGGTCAGGATCTCATCAGGCGGCATAGTCCAATTCTTTGGTCTTGTGGATGATTGGAATCTTTCCTATGAGCCAAATGGTGACTCGATAGCTGCAGCTGCTTGCTCTGATGCAACTTCCTCATTTGCTACCCAGACTCTAGCGACTAGGACAAATACAGTTCAAAAATCAGGGGAGAGAATCAATACCATTCTTGATCTGCCTGAGATTAATTGGCCTGCTGCCCTTAGGGATATAGACACAGGGCAAATGACACTCGGGGCTGACATAATCCCTGACAACATAAATGCCCTCACCTATCTTCGGTTGGTCGAGCAAAGCGAACCGGGGGCCTTCTTTATTGGTAAGTCGGGAAATGTTATCTTCCGAGACCGAATTGCAGCACCCACCTCTGGGGGGATAACGCTGGCTGATGATGGCTCAGGTATCAAATATCAATCTGTTAGAGTCCAGTATGGTTCTGAGCTTCTAGCCAATGAGGTTGTGGTTGGATCAGATATAACCCTTACAGAATCTATAGCCCTAGATTTAGAGTCCATCGAGGACTATGGAATCTTCAATTTGACAAGAACTGGCTTGCTGATAAATGATGCTGCTGATGTCGAAGAATTAGCACAGTTTTATGCCAGCAAGTATGCTCAGCCCGAGTATCGATTTGAGTCGGTAGATATACTCTTGGATGAGCTGAGTCTTTCTCAGCAGGCAGATTTGCTTGATCTTGAGATTGGGGATGTAGTAGAGATCAAGTTCACCCCGAACGGAATAGCCCCAGCCATCTCGAAATACGCTGAGATTATTCGCATTGACAACAGCATCGACCTTGACAACCACATTATGAGTCTGGGCTTCTCGACCCTTGACTTTGCCCTGTTAGTCTTGGATGACGCTCAATTTGGTAAGCTAGACGCAGGCAATGCGTTAGCCTTCTAGGAGAAAAATGGCAGGCAGAAAAGTATTTACGGCCGGAGAAGTTCTAAGTGCCGCTAATGTAATGGATTTTTTGATGGATCAATCCGTCATGGTCTTCGCAGGATCAGCGGCTAGAGGATCATCAATCGGCACAGCCACAGAGGGCATGGTGTCTTATCTGACAGACACAAACAAGATCGAGGTCTTCACCACCTATTGGGAGCAGGTCTGGCCTGTTTCTACTTTTGCTGGCACAATCACTAGCAGTCAAGTCTCTGGTTCTTTCGCAGGCACTCAGATCCAGTTTGGTGGAACTACAACAACCACTTCAATGACAGCAACCGCTGCTCTTGACAATGGAACTATCTGGGTCAATGGAACAGCAGCAGTCACGATCACAGTCCCAGACATTCTGAATACTTGGGACACTCTGACGATCTGGAGAAATGCTGGAGGCACAGTTACCATAGCTCCGGGGACCGGAGTCAGCGATTGGGGAGGGGCCGGCACCGCAGGCACAAGCGTGACCTTCAAGATCAATGAGACCTACAATGCCGCAACTGTTCAAAAGGTTGCAGCTAATACCTACCGAGTAGTTGGAAAGATAACTGCATAATGCCTATTCCTTTAGGAGTTCTTGCACAAGCAGGGGCTGGCGGTGGTGGCGGTGGCGTTGCCAATGCTTATGAGTGGCTAGAAACAACAATTTTGACAGGAACTCAAACTTCTATATCTTTCTCTAATCTTGATACTTCATATGCAAGCACCTATCAGCACCTTCAATTACGCATAGTTGCAAAAAATAATCGAAGTTCATCTGCGGGAGATAATATCCGACTCAGGCTCAATGGTGTTTCTAGCAATGCTTATTGGTGGCATCATATATACGGACAGGGTGCTTCCGTCATAACTCAAACTTCTGGGGGCATTACAGATGCAATTTATTTTAGATTTGTAGCTGGAAATAATTTCACCCCATTTAGCCCAATGATTATTGACATGGTAGATGCTTTTGAAGCAGGTAAAAATCGAACTATAAGGGCTTTATATGGAACACCGACCCCAGAATCATCTCAGCTCAATAGCTCATTGTTGGCGGGCTTTTGGAACAATACCTCGGCAATTTCTTCCATAGAACTAACTTTAGAAAATTCATCGTCTTTTGTATCTGGGACTAGAGTTTCGCTCTACGGCTTGAAGGGAGCATAAATGCCAACAGCGACTTATATAGCTTTAGCAAACCTGACTCTTACCACCACAGATAGTGAGATTATTTTTTCTTCAATTCCAAATACATATAGAGACTTGGTGATTGTTGTAGAGGGAACTACCAATGCCTCCAATAGTAATTACAGATTACAATTCAATTCTGATACAGGTAGCAATTACACAGTTGTTGTATTAGCAGGAACAACAACTCCTGTTTCTAATGTTGAAACATTTACAGCTATGCAGCCTACATATCATGGCCAATGGTCAACAAGCACTAGAGCGAATACAACAATTCATGTGATGGATTATTCAGCTACAGACAAACGAAAAACAATGTTAGTGCGAAACAATCGCACCGATTTAGCAACTGAACTCATAACAGGAGTATGGGCAAATACCTCTGCTATTACTTCAATTAGGCTTTTTACTAGCACAGCGGGGTCATCTTTTGCTTCTGGAACAACATTTTCATTATTCGGAATAGTGAGCTGACATGAGTGCTTGGACAAGGATTCAACATATCGAAGTGCCATCAGCTCAGGCAAATATTGAGTTCACCTCAATAAGCGGCAGTTTCACGGACTTGCTTTTAGTAGGTTCGGTAAGAAGTTCTGGAACTTCTGGATTGGGTAACTTTACATGGAATATGTCAATAAATGGCGTCACTACAAACAGAACTTGGAGATTCCTTTATGGCAGCTCTAGCAACGGAAGTTTGAATGGAACTGGGGGTATTATGGCGGCTTCGCCAGATGCAAATTCAGCCTCTAATACATTTGCTAGTTTTCAGATATATATTCCAAATTATTCTGGTAACACTAATAAAACTATAAGCCTTGAAAATGTTGCACAGAGCAATAGCACAACTATTTTTGAATTAGATATGTTTTCGGGCCGTTGGGAATCTACTGAGGCTATTACATCTCTTAGTCTTAGCTTGAGTAATGCTACAAACTTTGTTCAATACAGCTCCGCAACTCTCTACGGCATAACTAAAGGAAGCTCTGGGGGCGTAACAGTCTCCTGATGAAAGACAGGTAGAATAAAAACATGACAGACAGACCGACACGCCTAGTTGTAGATTGCAGCCTTCCCGAAGGCCACCCTGACAAGGTGCAGATTATTCCCCTAACTGATGCTGAGATAGCTGAGCGTGAGGCACAAGCCGCACAAGCCGCTATCGAACAGGCTGAGAGAGAAGCTGAAGCTCAAAGAATTGCTGACCTAAAAGAATCTGCTAAAGCCAAACTAATTGCTGGCGAGCCTATGACACCAGAGGAAGCCAGCGTTCTAATCGGCTAGTTATGGAAGTTTGCAAAGTAAAGGATTGCAACGACTATCCAAGAACTAGGGGTTACTGTGGAAAACATTACGCCCGCATAAGGCGTCATGGCAATCCCAATACTGTCAAACAAGTTCGATATCAAAATGGCAGATGCGTTGCCAGAATAAGTAAAGACCTTCGGTGCAGAAAAGCTGCATACTCTAAAGAACTTTGCACCATGCACTATCAAAGGCTTCGTAAAAACGGCTACTTTGAAAGCTATAGGCAAACTGAGCGTAATCCTAAAAATTACATAGCAATCTATAAACCAAATCACCCTAATAGTAATCAAAGGGGATTCATTCTTGAACATCGCTTTGTAATGTCAGAACACCTTGGAAGAGCCCTATACAAAGATGAGAATGTGCATCACATAAATGGCGATAGACACGACAATAGGATTGAAAATCTAGAGCTTTGGTCATCTGCGCAGCCGAAGGGCCAGAGGATAGAAGACAAGCTCCAATGGGCAATTATGATTCTAAGGCGGTATGCCTATAGCCAAGAAACAACCGATGCAAGTCAGGTAAAATAATCCCATGCCAGAAGAAACATCCAGCGGTTCAGTCCGTATTACCCAAGCTCAAATCTATGAGAAGCTTTTAGAGGTTCAGGCAATCCAGATTGAGTTGGTTGCGGAGATTAAGAACCTAAAGGAGCTACCTGCCCGCATGAATCGAGTAGAGCAGAAACTCGCTCGCATGGAGTGGATTGAGAAGCTGGTCTTTACGGCACTTGGTTCGGGTATCACAGGGTTCATCGCAGCACTCTGGGCTTTGATCCGATGAGACATCCCTTCTCTAAAAAGACAATTACCTCTCGATTCGGTGCAATCAAGGGCCGTGTTATCCCGCACCGTGGGCTGGACTACGCACCAAAAGAAGGCACACGCATTCCCGCCGTTAGCGGTGGAACGGTGCAGGTTGTCAAGTGGTCAAGCATTCTGGGTTGGGTGCTGGTGCAGACTGCCTGGGATTCGGTCAATGACAAAGTTGTTTACATTGGCTACTGCCACCTGCAAGAAGAGCCGAAGCTAAAGCCTGGGACAATCATCACTCAAAGCCAGACAGTCGGCAAAGTAGGCAACACGGGATCAGCGAGCAAGGGGGCTCACCTGCACCTGACTATCGGCCCTAGGGTCAATTCAGTATTCTTCGGCACCGTCTTTGACCCTGAGAAGTTTATTGACGAGCGACTAGATGCCTAGTTGGAAGCATCGCCGTAGGCTTATTTACATGAGCTTT